TTATAAGGATATTACTTATTTTTGCAATCTGAGCTCTATATGTTCCTTTTTCTGAAAGTATTTCTTCTTTAAGAGTACATAAATTTTCTAAACTACTGGTTTTATATAATATTCTTATTAATTATTTGGAGGGATATTATGAATTTAGTAGTATTAGAGAATTTAAAAAAAGAAAATGTGGAGATTTATTTGGAGTATTTAAACAGTTGCAAAAGCAGTAGCTGGGAAACTTGGGAAACAACATATAAAACTTATTGTAATAATTTTAAATTATTTTTAATTTGGTTTCAAAAGACTTGTAAAAATAGGTTGCTTCTAAGCAAGGATACACTTTTAGAAATGCCCAGCATAATGGAAAGTTATAGGAATTATTGTAGAAAATTAGGAAATAGCAAAAGAACGCTAATGAATAAGATAACAGCAATTAGTACTTTTTATGGTTGGTGTGTTAGAAGAAATAAAATTAAATATCATCCATTTAGTCAAAAACTGGACAGATTAAGATTTACAGAAAAAGATAAAGTTAGAAGTTCTTACTTTCTTACAACAGAGCAGATTTTGACAGTTCGCTTATATATGCAGGTTGAAACTAAAAAATATGACCTACAAGATAGGATATTGTGGGAATTGTTTTTAGATAGTGCTTGTCGGATTAGTGCTATTCAAAATTTAAAAATGGAGCAATTAGACTTAGAAAATGGCTATTTTACAGATGTTAAAGAAAAAGAAGGTTATATAGTAAATGCTTTCTTTTTTCAAAAGTGTAAGGAATTACTTAAATTATGGTTAAAAGAAAGAGAAGAAAAAGGAATTACATCTGAATGGCTATTTATTACAAGGTATAGGAAAGAATATAGACAGATGACACAGGGAGCAATTAGGCAAAGAATAAAAAAGCTAGGGAAGATACTAGGGATAGAAGATTTATATCCACATACATTAAGAAAAACAGCCATAAATCTTATTAATAATTTAGCTGGATTAGGACTTGCTTCTAGTTATGCAAATCATAGCAGTAGTGGAGTTACAAGTAAACATTATATACAAAAAACAAGTGCTACAGAAATAAGAAATACTCTTATAGTAGCAAGGAAAAAATTAGGTATTTTTTAACAAAAAAGTATGGAGATTTTCAAATTTATAAAGAATTTAAGGTTTAATTTTGTGCTTTTGAGTTTATTTTTATAATTTTTCTTAAATATAAAATCTAAGAATTTTATATAAAAAACTCTTAAAAGTACATTTTTAATTATAAAAATCTGAATAAATTTGAAAATCTATACAGAATCTAATAGTCCATTTGAAATGGAATATAACAAAAATAGTATTAAAAATTTGAAAGGAGAAATTAATATGAAAACAATTAATTTTTATAAAAAGACAGATAAAGTTTTTTCTGTTTATGCTGAGTCTTTGGAAAATGTTATAAATAATCCTCTATCATACTTTCAAGGATATACAAATGATATGATAATAACTGACATTACATTTCAATATCCTATTTATAAAGATGAGAAATTGAGAGAAATGACAAAAGAAGAAAAAATAAGAGCTGGTATTGATGTGCAATTAGAACCAGGAGAAATTATAAAAGATAGAAACTTGATTAAAATACCTCAACCTAGTAAATATCACACTTGGGATAATGTAAGACAAGAATGGGATATAGATTTGAAAGAGGTAAAAAGAACTTTTAGGCACAAGTTTCAAAATATTTTATTAGAGAAAGTTTATGAAGATTACAATTACAATGGTAAAGTATTTCAAATGGGACCAAATGATGAGTTGAATTTTTTAAGAGTTAAATCTGCAATAGATATAGCAGGTAACTCAGATGATGCTGGACTAATAGAACAAGCATTAAAAATATTGAATATAGAAGTTACAGAAGAAGTAAAAACAGGCATTAAAAAAGCTATAAAAGATAAAAATTTAATGGCTTTTATAAAATCTTTACCAATAAATTGGAGATTGAAAGATAATTCAGTTGCTAAGGTAACATTTACTGATATAAATAATATTTATTTGATGTGGATATTAAGAGGAACAGCTGCACAAGAAAAATATACAGCAATAACTCTTAAAATTTCAACAGCTAAAACAGTAAATGAATTAGAAGCTATTAAGTGGGAATAAAAGAGTTAAATCAATTAAAGGTAGTTTTATATAGCTACCTTTTTTTGATGGCTTTAAATGGCAAATTACGAGGTCAGTTTAATAATTTTTATATAAAAAAATAAAGGAGATGATAAAAATGAAAGTAGCATTGATTATTGGTCATAATAAAAGAAGTAAAGGAGCATATTCAACCATAGTTGGTAGTGAATATGATTATTGGAAAAGAATAGCAGAAAAAATAAAAACTGAAATTCCATTAATGGTAGATGTATATGAGAGAAAGCCAAATCAATATTACACAAGAGAAATGTTTGAAGTGTTGGAAGAACTTAATAAGAATGATTATAAGTTCTGTATGGAACTTCACTTTAATGCAGCAGCAAGTGAGCAAGCCAATGGTTGCGAATGTTTAGTTTACTATGGAAATAATAAGGCTAAGGAGCTAGCAACAGATTTTATGGCTAGATTGCAAAACAAGTTTGGTAGCAAGATAAGGACCAAAGAAAATACTTTAAAAGAAATTAAGGTTGTAAATGGAAAAGAATTAACAACAGAAAAGAAAGAAACTACAAGAGGTTTAATCTTAATTCAAGATTCTAAAACTAGGGGAGGTTATGGAATATGTAAATCAAAAGATACTTATATACTGGTTGAGCCTTTCTTTGGTAGCAACAATGATGAGTCTTTGAAGTTTTCTGTGGAAAAAGATGTTGTAGATTTATTTGTTAAATTTATAAAAGAAAATATTTAATAAACAGTCTGGCCAGACAAATTTATTATAAAAAATTTATGCCCGGAAGAAGTTTAAAATTTTTGCCGGACAAGTATTTATGAGTATTTGAAAATTTTAGGAGGTAAAAATGAAAGATTTAATTAACAAAGCAATAGGATATTTGGCAGGTTTTAGTATGGAACAATGGATATGGATAGCAGTAGCTGGACTGATTTTAATCTATCTTATTTATAACAGAAAACAATATGTGAATGTATTTAGACAATCAGTAATTTTTGCAGAAGAAAGTTTTAATCACGGGGAAAATGGAAAGAAATTAGAAGCAGCAGTAAATTTTATACTATTTAGAACTTCTAGTTTACCTTGGGTAGCAAGAATTATAATTATTAAATTTATAAGTAGAAAAAGAATGATTGATATTATAGAAAAGACATTACAAAAGTTTTCTGATATTTTTGCTAATGGATATAAAGTAGATATAAAAGGTAATGAAGATGGAGAAAACTAAATTAATCCTGGATCCAATTTCAAATGGTAAGGCAATTTTGCTAGAAGAGTATGTTTATGATATAAATGGGTACTTGATAAGAGTACCCAAATCTTTTATAACAGATGGGGCATCAGTACCTCATTCTTTACAATGGCTGTATAACCCATTCGGAAAATACATCAAGGCAGCAGTTATCCACGATTATTTGTACTCCACATATAATAATACTGGTATAAATAGAACTCTTTCAGATAAAATATTTAGACATATTATGAAAGAAACTGGTGTTGATAGTAGAATTGTAAGGAAATTCTATGCAGCTGTTAAATATTTTGGAGCAACATCCTGGAAAACTAAATTGCAAAATGAGGGATACAAGGATAGAGCTATAATTGATAGAACCAAAGAAGCTATAGAATATTATAATTATTGGTATAAAATGTTAGGGATTAGGTGATACTATGGAAAAAACTTTACTAGAATATGGTGTAGTAGGGGCTATTTTACTGTATTTTCTATGGAAAGATAAGAGTACCTTTGAAATGTATAAAAACACTATGCAAAGAATGGCTGATTTATTGGAAGCTATTCAGAAAGAACAATCAGAATTAAAAAAAGATATGGAGGAGATTAAAAAAATCATAAAGTAATGGGGTAGGATTTTGTCC